CGCGTTGGAGATCTCACCGCCGGTTGCCAAAAACCCTTGAATCCGCGACAGCGGTCCGGCAACCTTGCCTTGGAACCGAGCAACGGCTTCAGCAAATGCACGGCTTGAGCGGTCGGCGGCGTCTCCGAGGTCACGCAGGTTTTGCGCACCATCGCGGCCTACAGCAGACGTGAACTCACGTTGGGCAAGCGCAGAAGCTGAAGCAACAAAACCCGCGTCCTGAAGCCGGTCGCCGAGCTTTTCGAGGGTTTTGGTGGCAAGCAGCGAGCGCTCCTTAAGGGCGTCAAAGGCTTTAGTCGGCTCATTCAGCGCAATGCCAAGGTCCTGCGTGCTCTTAATAAACTCGTCAATGATCTGGCCAATGGCGCCGCCGAGGATTTGGCCGCCAAAGCCGCTGCCAAACATCGGCAGCGAGCCGATAGCAGACCCCATGACGGTGCCTGCACCACCACCAAACAACAGTGGAAAGCCCACGCCAAGGGCAAGAGATTCGGCACGCCGGCCAAGTGCTTTGCGGCGATCGGTGGCTGCGCTCTTTGCTGCATCTCGATCGGCCAGCCGCTTATCAAAGTCAGCAAGGGCGGCATCGTTCGCTTTTGCGCGGGCAGCGCCGATGGCTTCGATGTTGTCTATTTCAGCAACCAACTCTTTCTGCAGAAGATCCATCTGCAGGTTGTGGTTTTTAATGTCAAACTCGCGCTTTATTCGCGCTATCTCTTCAGCAAAAGTGATCTCGGCCTCGCTTTTTCGCCGCATGGCGTTGCCTGCAGCGATGCGCACAGCCTCAGCGTTACCCGCCGGGCCCAGCTGAGCGTTCGAGGGGTTGTAGTTGGCGACGGGTCTTCTTACAACGCCGGCAGCTAAACGCGCTATCGGGTCCGTTGCATCTGTGCGCTTGGCCGCGCTTTGCTGCTCTAACCGTTGGCGTGCTGCAGCCGAGGCCGCACCTTCAAAGCCTCTTATCTTCTCGGAAAGCATTCCTGCTTCTTTTATCTCCTCATTAACCTTCTCTAAATCTGCTTTCCACTTTTTGGTGTTGTAGTCCGCTATCTCAATCTGCTGTGCGGAAATTCCAAAGGGATTGGATGCTTTCCCCTCCATTGAGCCCAGAACCCTCTGGAGCTCTGTCATCTCATCCGTATATCGGTTTAGCTGCTGCTCTTGCCGTTGATCCGGCCCTATACCGAAGGGATTTGAACCAGTTGCTTCCATGCGGCCAAGAGCCGCTTGTAACTCCTCAACCTCTGATTTTTGCTCGGCTAAGAAAGACTTTCGGTTTTGCGTGGTTCTGTAGGTATTAGTCGCTCTCCGCTCTACCTCTGCCGCACGTAGGCCGTTGGCTTCCCTGAGTAGGTTGTTAATCCGCTTTTGCGCTTCCTCTTGATTCTTGGTCGCTTCAACAACGGCTTTTATTGCTTTGCCTTCTTGATCGCCAAATTTTTGCGCAAGGGCTAATTGTTGTGTGGCTTCTTTTAGCTGCCTATTGTAATTAGCTAGGTTAGGTATGTTAGGGCTTAAGTTTTTGGTTTTTGATGCAATCTCATCAATAACGTTCTGCAATGCGCGCATGTCGCGCATCGCTTGCGTGACCGTTGCCCTGACGTTGATATTTGCGTCGTAGGTTGCCAAGACCGTTTACGCAGTTGCGTAGCGTCATTCTAGGTAGCCGTGTGCGGGCTACCTTCTGCGCTTGGCTTTCTCGATCTCGGCCTGCTGCTCGTCGTTGAGGATTCCGAAGTAGCAGCTCCAAGCAATGATCTCCTCGGGCGTCATCTCAGCGCGAAGCGCGGTAAGGGTGATGCCTAGCTCCCTGGCAATGCCGAACTGGAGCAGGAGCCAGTTGTCCTTAGCAAGCTCAGCCTTTAGCGCTTTTGGGATCGAGGGGGGCCTCCCCGTCCTGGAGTAGGGCCAGCATTAGCTTCTGGAGATCACCGTCGTCCACTTCGTTCTTGAGCACAGCGATGTCGCCGGCTGCAAAAAGGCGTTGGCCGCTTTCGTCGAGGGCCTTCAGCACGAGAAGCTGCAGGGCAAAGGCGTTGGCGTCGTCGGAGCCAGCCTCTTTCTGGGCACGCTCCCGCTCGGCCATCACCAGCCGGTAATGGTAAAACTCAAAGCAGTCGCCGTTGCTAAGGATCACCTCCTTCTTCAGCAGGCGGCGGTCGGCGGCTTTCAACAGGCGGTCGATCGCTCGGTTGGTGGGAACCGGCATTGCTACGCAGTCACGTACCTACGCATTGTAGTAGCTACCTTGGCTCATAAAAAGCCCCCGCCGAAGCGGGGGCGTGGGTGCAAGCGCAGCGAGCGCTAGCTCTTGCTGAGGTCGAAGGTGGGGGCGGCGCTGGGACGGAAGTTGATGGCGACGCTTTGGCCGTCGTCCGGGTTCACGCTCAGGCTGGCCGAGGTGAGGATTACGGGGACGGTGATGAAACGGCTCGAGGTGTCATTGACACTGCCGCTCACCATTACGCGGTCGATGTACAGCTTCATCGTTGCGCCAGCTTGGCTGGCCTGCAGCACGTCCTCGATCATTCGACTGGCGAGGTTGGTGTCGTCGTCGGTGGTATACACCGTGGCGGATCCAGTGCCCTCGGCAAAGCCGGTGATGAAGGTGCGGAAAGGTGCGTACTGACCAGACTCCTGACCAATGGTGGTGACGTCGATCTCCGAGCGGGTGATCTCAAAGCTCCACTCACGCACGCTGCCCACAACCGCGGGAGCGGTGTAGGTGATGCTCGCGAAGTTGGCGCCAAAGACGGAGGGCTGGGCCGTAGCAGTCACAGCATTGCCACCAGCGGTAGAGCTGAGGGTCATAACGCCGGTGGAGGCGTTGTAGGTCTTGACGAAATACGCACCAGCGGCAATGGCGTTGGTGGTGGTGGCGCCAGCCGGATAGGCCAGGGTCACCGGGTCGTTGACCTTGAAACCAAGGTACGAGCCGACAGTGATGTTGCTACCAGTCGCGGGGAACGCAGTGGCCACCAAAGTGGTGACCGACGTGCCGGCAGGCGAGTAGTACAGGGCGCCGGAGGTGCCCGAAAGAACGGTGGACATGTTTAGTGCCTAAATGAACAGCTTTTGGGGGCGCTGTTTGGGGGCACGGCGGGCACGGCCCGGCTATGCACACGCTAGCGACAGCCTTTGGATGCACTCAGCTGTCCACCTGCGCTTGAAACGCCACGCTTAGACGAGTTAGGTAATGCGGTTGACCCTCAAGGGCAAAGAACGATGGGCCGACGATGGAGCCAATGGAGCCGCGCACACCGTTGACTGCCGTGCCCTGCGATGCGTTAAACGTCATCAACTCGTCGATGGCCGTTTGAATCAACACCTGGCCGCGTCCGGGGCCCACATTCTTGGCGCTATAACACTCAACGACGAGGGAGCCGCGGTGCCTGTATAGCGAGTCGGTGATGGTGGCCTCGGACGTCAGCCCAAAGTTGAGGCGAACTAATACATACTCATCTAAAGCGTCGGTTTCAACCAGTGGCTGGTTGTCAACAAGGACGGGGACTGCTGGGTTTAAGGCGCTGTACGCGGAAATGATGGGGCCCTCGAAAAAGGCGCGGATGGTTTGGAGGGTCATTTGAATCCGAGGGCGCGGAACAGGCGGAACGTGGCTTTTTGCATTACCAGTAGTTTCTCACCGCCCTGGCTGTACGTCTCAAACCAACCTTTAGGCACGTAATTAAGTTTATTTCCTTCCGCGTTTCTACCCGGAACAAGATCCATGGCAATGGCTCTGTATTCCATCTGGTTGCCGATTGTGTAAACGAAGGCGTTGCCTTCCTTTTTGGGGTCGGGAACCGTGGCGTAGGTGATGTCCTTTGACTGGGGCGTGGGGCTTGGGTTAGCTTCTTTGAGAAGTGCGGGGACGTCGACGTTGCCCTGCCGCACCACCCACTCATTAGCAAAATAGCCATCCCAGTAAGGACTCCTGTTTTGTAGGTCATGCACTAGCTGTGTTGCCGTTTCTCGAGAAATTTCGGCACCCGCATACAAAATGTCGCGCACCAAATCCTTAAAACTTTTTGCCATTACTCCGGCCTCACGATGCAGATGAACATCACTGGATCGTCGCCCTCAAGGGTGGTGACGTCGACAACCTTGGCGCGGACGTTGGAGCCACCCCGTGTAAAGGTGATTGCGTCAGAGGTGGTCACGGCATTGCCGCCGATCTGCGAGGGGGCAAGCAAAACCTTGTAATCGGTGCTCTGCAGGGTGCCGTTAAGCTCAGCAGCCATGATCCGAGTGACCACGGCTTTGGTGGTATACGACGTACTGGCTTGGGTCACCGTGCCCGTTGCGGTGCTGTAGCTGCTTGAAGCAGCAGCTTTGTGAAACGTGACTGTGCGGCCCCACTGTGTGATCAACAGGGCGGGTAATCCGCCAAAGGTGGTGTCGATCGCGCTCATGACCGGACCCTCATGGTCAGCTGCGGTGAGCTGTTTAGAAGCCAGGTAGCGACGAGGGGGCGGAGCCAGCGGAAACGCTGCAGCAATGCGCCGGTGTCGGGGGCAAAGGGGGCGTAATACTCGACCTCGAGGGCGTCAAGTTTTTGACGCTTGGTGGCGCCGTTGGTGTTGGTGCTGCCAAGGGCGCCGGTTAGGGCGGTGGGGCTGGTAGCTAAAGCGAGGGCAAGCTCGGCCTGGGCTACGCGGACTTCAGAGGGGATGACGTTAGTGGCCGACTCAACGCCTTTGCTGCTGGTGGCTTCACGCGGCCATTCCAGTCGTTGGGTGGTGGTAACGCGGGTGCCGACGTAGCTCAGGGTCTCGAGCCACTGCGTGGCGGTGATCAGCGCCTGGGCTTTGACGTCCGAAGTCAACGCTCCCCATTCACCGCTAAACAGCGTGTTTTCGAAATATGACGTCGCGCTAGCAACGTCCTGGTAGCTGTTGGCGGAGGCGCCGCCGATGGTGGCATTGAGGGAGGGGGCCATTAGAGCGGGACGCAGATAATCGTGTAGCCCTGGCGCTGGAGGCGGCGGCGAATCTCGGGGACTTGGTGGGGCTCGCAGTCGATAACTTTGAACCGCTGGTTCTTGTGCGGCCGGTTGTGCTCAGGCACGACCGGTGACAGCTCGGCGTAGATGCGGATAAGGCCGATCATCGCCGCGCTGGCGTTATGGGCAGTCTAGATCCGTTGGGTTGGGTAACCTTATGTAGTCGCGTCATTACTTAGATGCCCACTCCTAAGGCTGCTGCCGCTGTTCAGGCCCCCGCTAAAGCACCTGTCAAGGTAGAAAAAAGTGTGCGGCTACTGCAGGATTTGGTGCCTGAAATTCGCCGGATGCGCGACGAGGGGCACACCGTGCCGCTGATCTGCGAAGAGCTGGATATGACCTATGACGTGGTCAATCAGATCATGCAACAAAGCTACAAAATGACGATGAACACCGTGGAGG